TTTGTAAATCAAAGTCTAGCCCAGCTAATGTTTCTTGTTTCCAAGCTTCATCTCGACCTGGAACTCTCCACCAAGGCACTTCAACCCATGCATATCCATTAGTACCTTCTTTTGCACCCATGAATGTTTTATAGAAATGATTCAATCCATTAGGAGTTGAAGTGAATAGAATTTTAGTTGTCTTACCAGAAGTGATAGTAGGAAAAACGGATTTGAAGAATTCATCCCAATTCTCAACGAATGCTGTTTCATCAATGTATAATAGAGATACTGATTTACCACGAATGTTATCGGATGATGTAGCAGCTGCTATAACTTTGCAACCATTATCAAATTCGACAGAACCTTTGTTCCATTCTACAACTCCATGTTGCAACCATTTAGGTAATGCTTGATATGCTAACTGAATTCGATCTAGAATTTCACGTGCAGCTTCACCTTTGTTTGCTAATAATGCTACCGTTTTATGTGAATTGAATATTATATAATGTAAAATAATAATTACAGCGGTTGTGGTTTTACCTGCCTGACGACTAGTTCCTACAACTAGTCTTCGATTTAAATTTATTTTCTCTATGATCTCTTTTTGATAATCATAAAGTTCGATATTAATAAATCCATGATCTACATGAACAACTTTAATATACTTTTCAGCAAAATAAATTGGATCTTTTTTACAACGAATGAATTCTTGAATTAATTCTTCGGTCCATTCAATTGGTGTATCTTTACGTTTTAATTGTGTATTACCAAGATATCCTCTATCAATCGGATTCATTATTCTCTAAGTCTTCTATTATTTGTTGAATTTTTGAAGTAGGTGCAACTATTAAATTATTATTCACAGTCTTTGTGGTGTTCGGTATATTAGTTTGTTTCAAATCCTTTTTACTTTTTGCAAGTTCTAATAAGTCTTTGTTTGCATCCATTACCGTTTTTAAAATACCATTCATTACTTCAAATGCTCTAGGATTTTCACTACTACGTGCAATACTTGCTATCTCTTCTAAGTCACTCATACCGCGTTCTATAAGATCACGCAAGTTCTTCCTAGCATATGCATAGTCAGCATCTACATTGGCATCCTCATTAACAACAATTGGATCCAATTCATTGGTTGTAACTAATTGATTTTGTTGAGTTTTTTCTACAAATTCTGCTTCTATTGGAATTCCCAGGGTATCACTCATGCGTTTATTAAAAGTCACTCGTCAACTCCTGTTTTTGAATTATATGATAGTCCATCGGTATAAAAGAAAGTATTTGATGCAAATCCATAATCGTCGGTTACTTTAATTAGATTTCTGTTAATCGAAGCTGCACTATTGGTTGTAGGTGAACCATTAGCTAATAAACCTGGTACTAATACAACCCTACTTGAACGTGGTGTCAATGGGTGAGTATTTGCATGGAAATCAATTTGTGTTCTAGTAATAACACCAGATGTTGAAGTAGGTCCATACAAATAAGCTTTCATAGTAAAATTCAAATTCCAAACCAATGCTCTTCGAGTGTCAAAATCTCCTTCATAATTATCTTCAATATTCAATCCAGTTAAAATAATAGGTACATCCATCGATAATCCCATTTCTGGAATTACATTAATAGTTGTTCCCCATTCTGGTCTAAAATAAGGTAATATCTGTTCAATTATTTGAGTTCCATCATCTGCATTCTTTACAAATATTGATAATTGAATATCAAAATTGTAAGGTACAGGAACATATTGTGTCTTCAATACTGTATTATCTGTTCCTGATACTTTACTATTCTTCTGAATAGTATTTAATTTGCGACTAGGATCATATGAAATTCCTTGAATCTCAAATCCCATTCGTGGCAATGAAATACCAATTTTCTTTTCAAAATCAGGATCAGCCGCTAATCGAACTAAAAATTTCTGTTTAGGACCATAAGCTAATGGAACTGGAAGAGTTTGGATATGATTGCCTGAATTATCATATCGTTGAATAGTGATATCATCAAATAATGATCCAAAAACTATGATGTATTTTCGTATTAATCCATGTGAAAAATATCCAAACATTAGACTTCATCTCCCCATGGATTAGTTTCAGTAAAATCTAAAATATCACCTGTAAGAATTTCATTTCTAAATAGAGCATTATTTGCTTGACTATCTGTTGTATTCAAACTATATTCTTGTAATAGATTATCACCATCTTCAAGTAATGTTGATCCTGTATTGCTTTCCAATGTGACTTGCCAATATAGTGCATCCAATGTATATTCATCTTCAATAGAATCAATTGCTGTATTACCAGTGTTAATACGTTCTGAACTATATTCAAATATTTCACAACGTAAATCATATGTCTGTAATCGACCAGTCTGATAAAAAATACTCTCATGCTCTACGAATTTAATTTCAAATAAATTTTCAACTAATGGAAAATAAATAAGATCGCCTTCTTGAGGTCTATTATTAGTTATTGCATAGCCATCTGCTGTTGCTGTTTCTAGGACAATTGCTTCTGTTTCGGCTGAACCGGTTAAGAATTGTCGTGATGGGCTATTAGTATTAGCAGTTTCGTATACTAGATTTCTGCCAACTTCTGTCAATAGTTTTTCTGTTTTTATTTGGTCAAATCGTTTTCTAGACATAGTAAATGTAATTTGGTCTTTAATTTGTAAACCAAACTTACTTAATAAATCACCTTCACCTTCAAATCCTTCAACATTTTTAATATATACTTCAACTTCAGCTGCAGCATTAAACGTAGATAATGAGTCTTCTAAATAAAGATTGTCTCTAGCCACAATTGTTCTTGGAATATAACGAACATTATGACCATACTGTTGAATTGATTCAATGATCAAATCTTCAACTAGGTCTTGTTCTCTCCCATATGAAAAATTGTTAAAATACTTATTTGTCGGCATATTTTTCTCTTGACAGCTGCATTTTTTTGTTGTACACTACGTATGTAGTGGTTATTAAAACATCTTTATGTCTTATTTATGTTTTGTTGATAGATGTATTACGGGCCGATCATATCAAAGACGGGAAGAGAATATGAGTTTAACATTTCATCTTCTAGTTTGTTGATTTCTTCAATAGCTTCATTGAGAATTCGAGTACCATCTAATTGTATTCCACCAGGTAATTGAATACCTGCAAACTTACTTAGATTAGTTCCCCATTGTCTTTTAATAAGAGCAGTTGCATATCGTAATAACCATCTATCAGACCATACATCCGTATAGATTTCTGGTTCTACTACTTGATAACAGTCTATCACTAGATATTGGCCAGCTTGAATATCAGCATCCCAATCCATATCAATGTAAAGTTTATCAGTATGTCTATTAAATCGAATAGGTTTTAATCCTGTGAAAACCTGTTGCAACATTGCGATATGTGTTAGTGTCATAACATAAGGAGCAATGGTTGCTGAAGAAAAGTCAAATAGATCATTTAAATGAATTTGATATCGAATATTAAAAAGACTTGAAGTGTTTAATCCTTCACCAATATTGAATATTCGTGTAATACCACTTATATTTTCTGGAATAGAAATATATCTATTTGTAATATCTGCAGAAGTAACTTGATGTTTTAAATAAGTATTTTGAGTTCCATCAAAATGATAATCTCTATAATACTGCAAGGCTTCATCGACTCTATCTTCTATCTGTTCATCATCAACGTTAATTGATAGAACAGGAGCCCCTAAAGAGCGAAGACAGTAATCAATGAAGCCTTGGCGTGTAGTTGGTAAAGCCATAGTATTTTCCTTTTGTTAAAAAACTCTATGACTTTATTTATTATTATTCAGTTAGGAGTTCTTTCTTTACAAGTTCTTCTGTCTGAACTTTAGGTTTATCATTAACTTCTTGTGCAATACGGTTAATGAAAGGTGCGGACTCTTTAAATGGTTTCTGTTCAAGATAACCGAGAATACCATTTACTAAATCAACTGTTAATTCAACTTTTTCAGTCATTTATTACTCCCATGGTGCTGTTTTAGAAATCATTTCTGGTGTTTTTTGTTTTGTTATTTGGTCAGAGAGCTGAGTTTTTAATTCGGCTTCTGTTTTATCAAGTTTATTTAGTACCCAATTTTTTACTTTGGTTTTGGTTAGTGAAGTAAATGAAGTAAATGTGTTTGTTTCTGGTGCATCGAGAGATACTGTACCATAGATAGAGGATGAATAATCACCATCTTTGGCACTATATCTCCAGTGTACTACTTTAACCACATCTGTCAAGTTATTTTCTTGTGGTTTTGTTTCGAGTGGTCCAAAAGACCATGTATAAGAAATTGCCATTATTTATTCTCCTATAAAATTGTAAATGTTCCATTTAATGTAAATGTGTGTATAGTATAACTTCCACTAGTAGTTATAGTTCCACCTGTAGCTGAACCAGAAGCGGTCAAATAACGTATTATTACTATACCTGAGCCTCCATTATTGGTTTGCTGGCCATCCAGCATTGATATCAACCGCTGCTAGCTCGCTCTCGTCTCTTGTTGCGTCGATGTCGTCCTTCAAATCGTGCATGTGACGTATAAGGTCTGATTTGTATTGAAATGCTGCATCAAACAATAGCTGTACCGCTGCATCATCCATTGTGTGCTTAACGTTGTCCTTATCGCGCCAATAACCACCATGACTATTAGCTTTACCTTTATTAAATCTTGCTTGAGTAGCAACCATATTACCTTGTGCTTGGTCATCTATCTGATAAGTGTTACCTTCATATATGAAACCAATTGTTACTAATTGACTATATTTCAACATAACAGCCGTTTTTTTGTACTCCTTGTTCTCATTCAATATAGCCACTAACTCGTCTGCAATTTCTTGCTTAGTTTTATCAATAACCATATTTGTATAAACACTTCCTGCTTCAAAATATGGCTCAACCATTATGCTTTTTTGTGTGTTAGTGAATGCTTTGGTTTTAATCCTATACACATTGTTATCCACAATCCAGTCTGCATTTGGTCCTGTTGTTGGGAAAGATACATTAGGGAACAATGACTTTAGTGTTCCTATTGTTAATATACCATCTTTGTATACTGCTACTTTTTGATTGTTGTTCATATTAATCCTTATTGGTCTGGAAATTGACTGGTGGTAACCATAAAATTGGTGTTATACCTGGAAACGCCCTTTGTGATTCTTAGATCATCAATGTGTCCATAAACATCTTGTGTTGTTGAACTATCACGGGTGCATATCCATAAATTATCCGAACCGTTAAAAATCGGACCATATGAATTTGAACCATATTGTATTCCGTCAACAAAGTATCTTGCCGTTCCACTACTTACTGTAGCTGCAAAGTGATACCACGTGTTAATGGATATTGATAAACCAGAACTATATGTAAGCGTAA